CAAATGCTTATCAAGGAGAATGGTCAAATCACAGACATGACCAATCAGTAATTAGTTGTATAGCTTATAAAAGAAATATAAAACTTTTGCACCCGAATTTAACTTTTATAGCTTATGACAATCATTCTGGCCATTTACCTCATGCAGATAGTGTATGTTTAATATCTAAAAGTTTATGATACAACTACTAGCAACTACATACATAATAGCAAAGTTCATCCCAAAACCTATTTGGCTACATCGTAAACCATTTACCTGTCCTTTATGCTTAACTTATTGGAGTTTTTTAATTTATCAAATAATTAACTTTACAACTTATTTTGATTTGATTACAATTCCGTTTACCTTTGCATTAATAGCATCACTCTTTGAACAATTAAACGATAGGTACTTATGACTGAAGAAATAAAACAATCTTTGTTAAATTGGGAATCAATGGGAAAAAACTATTCACCAACATTTAACTGGACTGAATTAAACGAAATAGCTATTAAATCAGGAAACAAACCGTTTAATTTAGGTTGCAGTGAATGTAGGAGACAATTACTCGATTACTTATTAGCAATAATTAAAGATGGAGCAAGTAAATAATCCTCAACATTACGGAGGAAAAGAAAATATCTACGAAGCCATAAAAGTAATTGAATCGTGGGAACTTAACTTTCATTTAGGTAATGTAGTAAAGTACATAAGCAGAGCAGGTAAAAAAGACAAAACAAAGTTAAAAGAAGACTTATTAAAAGCAAAGTGGTACTTAGATAGATATATAGACAAAGTATTATGAACTTAGGCAAAGACGAAAAAGGAAGATTTACAGAAAAAAATATTTGGGCTTACTTAGATAAAAACTCAGGAAGACCAAGAAAATATAACACACCTGAAGAGCTTTTACAAAAAGCATTAGAATATTTCCAATGGGCTGAAGATACCCAAAAGGGAAAATATGCTGAAGCTCACTTAAGATTATGGTTAGGTTTCTCACGTTCTAATTGGAGAGACTATAAACAAAGTCCCGAATTTTCGCACACAATGGATATAATCGACTCAATCTTCGAAGGTGACAATGAGCAAAGGTTAATGTGGGCAGGGTCTACACAGGGTGCTATATTCAAATTAAAGAATAAACATGGTTGGAAAGACGAACAGCATAACAACAATACAAACCAAAATATAACAGTTGACTTCGGTAACTCTTTACACACCTCACAACAACCAACGGATAATACATGATTCAATAAACAAAGACCCTTATAAGTATTATGTAATTAATATCGGTCGGCAGTTTGGAAAATCATTATTAGCAACTAATCAACTATTATATTGGATTTTATCTAATAAATGCGAATGCGCATGGGTTAGCCCTGTTTACAATCAGGCAAACAAGGTTTATGAGCAAATAGTTTCGGCTTTTGCAAATACTGATATTATCACTAAAAAAGATAGTCAAAAATTAAAGATAGTATTCTGCAATGGCTCAATGCTGCAATTCTTTTCAGCGGAGCGTTACGATAACATTCGAGGCTTCACATTCGATTACTTAGTTTGTGATGAATTTGCTTTCATGGATGAAAAGGCATGGACCGAAGTATTAAGAGCAACTGTTTTAGTAAAAGGTAAAAAAGTGCTTTTGATTTCAACACCAAAAGGTAAAAACCATTTTTACAAGTTACATCAATTAGATGGTATAAATGAGCAGTACAAGTCTTTCACAATGACTTCGTATGATAACCCTATGATTAACCCATCCGAGATAGACGATGCAAAGTTAACACTACCTGAAATGATATTCAGGCAGGAATACTTAGCGGAGTTTATTGATGGGTCCGCAATGCTATTCAATAACCGACAACTAACGGATAATAAACCATACGGAAAAGGATTTGCAGGAATAGACTTAGGTAGAGCAGATGATTATTCAGTCCTATCTATATTCAATGAAAAAGGCGAACAGTTTTATATTGAACGTTGGAGGCATAGTGATTGGTCCACAATAGTAAAAAATATTGCAAACGGATTAAGGACAAATAATGTCCAAACAGCATTGGTTGAGGTTAACTCAATAGGGGATGTGATATTTGAAATGCTGCAAAAGGAATGTTCAAGTTACTGTACTATTGAGCCGTTTGTAACTACTAATCAAAGCAAAAAAGAAATAGTTGAAAGTTTAATTGTGGCAAACCAAAACAAAGAAGTTAAATTCTTAAATGTGGACTGGCTCGACAAAGAGTTAGAAATGTTTACTTACGAATACAACCCTAAGAGCCGAGTAATTAAATATTCAGCAACAACGGGTTTTCATGATGATGGGGTTATGGCTTCATGTTTAAGCTATCACGCTTACTCAAAATACAAAACAGGCAGATACACACTATTATAAAACAAAGGTACTTTTTAAAATGATGACAATAACATTACCAACAAGCTGGCACGATATTTCAATAGATAAGTTTCCATTGATTTACGACATAGTTCGTGATAAGGACATTAACCCTATTGATAGAGAAATAAGAGTAATTTCAATATTGGCTGATATTCCTGTTGCTGAAGTTGAGCGAATAAGAATAGACCAACTTAAAGAATTAATTAAGTCGGTAAACTTTATTTTCAAAATGGACTTTCCAAAGGCAGTTGAGATGTTTAAGCATAATGGTTACAGATGGGTAGTAAACTATGATGTAACTAAATTAAGCGCAGGTGACTTTATTAGTTTAAGCAAACTAACTGAAAGCGAAGAAAGCATTATCGGCAACCTTCCGCAATTAGTAGGGATGTTTGTTAAGCCTTATAAACTTAAATGGCTTAAGCTCAAAGAAATAGAAATGGAATATAGCGATAAAGTTGAACATATTAAAAGTATGAATGTAGGCATCGTTTATCCGCTATGTGTTTTTTTTTGCAATGTTATAAAAGGTTTACAACCTCATATCGAGGATTATTTGGTAAAGCAGATGAGCGAAGCGAGAGCGATAGTGGAGAAAGAGTTGAGCGAACTGAAAACGAAAAACATTTAGATTATTGGGGATGGTATGTTACACTCGATAGCTTAAGCGGTAAGGATAGAACTAAATGGGATTTTTACTTAAATATGAATGTGGTTGCTTTTTTAAATTATTTGAGTTACATAAAAGATAGGAATAAATGGCAAAAATAAACGAACAGCAATTTAATGAGTTAGATAACTTTTTAGCTGAATTAGATGCTAAGCTAAGCGGTGAACAGGATATTTATTCTGAAAAAGTAAACGATTTTTTAAAAAGAGTTAAAAATAATTTAAAAAAATATAAGTTTAACGCTTCGGGTAATTTATCTCAATCATTAGCAGCATTACCAATTAAAAAGCAAGGCAATACAATAACTGTATCTATTGAAATAGAAGATTATTGGGAAGACCTCGAAAATGGAACACAACCACAAGGATATTCAAAAGAAAACAGAAAAAAGTTACAACCAAAGATTTTAGAATGGATAGGTTATAAACCCGAATTACAAAGAATAGCAAAAGACAAAAAAGGTCAATTATCATTATCATACGCAATAGCAACAAACATACTTAAAAAAGGAACTATTAAAAGATTTGGATATAAAGGAAAACCATTCTTAACTGAAGAAATACCACAATTAGAAAAAGACATTACAAAAGAATTTGAATAATGGCACTAACAATTTATAACACACCGAACGCATACGCACCCGTTTACAATCAAATGATATTTACTTTGAGTAGTTCAAATTACACTCAATCTAATTTTAGATACATAGCCGATGTTTATGTAAATGGCTCATCAACTTACACACGTTTAGAAGTAGGAAAAAACCCGACTAACAATTATGGAACTTTTGATGTGGCAGGTATCATTCAAAACTTTTTAACTCGGGATGCGGATGACAATACAACGACTTTTAAACAATGCGGAAATTCGATAGCTTATTATGAAGTTAAGTTTGGTGAACAATATGGCGCAAGTAGCGGAATAACTAACTACCCTAATTTAACAACAAGCTCTGGTTATTGCTTTAATGGAGTTTTTAGTCCATTGGATTTTTTAGATTTTACAACAAGCACTTATGTTTTAGAAAATACATCAACTCAATTTTTAACAGATAGACCAACATTTGAAACAAGAGCTGGTGAAAAGTTAATATTAGGATTTATGGCTCAAGTTCCTCAATACGGTTACGAATTAGAAATAATAAGTTATTTTGATAATGGAACTATATTTAATACAGTAAGGGTACAAAATCCTTATCAGGCTTTAAATAATAGACAAGACCGTTCAATTAATGTAAGAGTTGACCATGACTGGTTAAGTAGTTTAACAAATAGTGATTTGTCTTTTGGAACCACGCCAATATTTTCATCAAATTATGAATACTATAAAGTTAGAATGAAAGATATTGATGGCAAGGTAAAAACAGAAACTATTGATATTTATCCTGGTGAAGATATTTGCTCAAAATACACTCCTATTCGTTTTAAATTCATGAATAATTATGGTAAGTATGATTATTACACTTTTACAGGTGCAATGACTAAAAACACCAATATAAAACGAAATACTTATAAAAGTAACCCAAATCAATGGTCAACTACTAATTACAATTACTCAACTATGAGTAGAGGTTTAAGTCAATACGAAACAATATTAGACGATACGATTACAATCAATAGTGATTGGATTACCGAAGCTGAATCGATTTGGCTTGAACAATTAGTTACAAGTCCCGATGTTTATATTTATGATGGCAGCAATTTAGTTTCAGTTAATATAACAGATAGTAGTTACCAAACTAAATATGAAGCCAGTCAACAACTATTTAATTTAGTGATTTCATTTACTTACTCACAAAACCGTAAAAGACAACGCAGATGATTTTAACTAAAATTTACATCAATAATGAGCAGATAGATTTAAAAGAAGATGTATCAATCCCTCTTAATTTTAACATTGCTGATATTAGAGAGCCTGAAAAGCGCAGTACTACATGGTCAAAGACTGTTATATTACCAGGTTCTACGTTTAACAATAATCTATTTTCGAATATATGGAACGTTAATGCGGTTATCAATAGTTCGGGTACTGTTAACTTTACTCCAAATTTTAATCCGAACTTAAAAGCTCAAGCTGAAATAACTTACAATGAAGCAACTCAATTTAAAGGCATTTGCCAATTGTTAAATGTTAATGTAACCGATAAATATGAGATTGAATACGAGGTGGCTTTTTTTGGTGAACTTCAAAACGTTTATCAATTCTTTACAAATAGATATTTAAGAGATATTGACTTAACTGAATTTAACCACCCTTACACGTTAAATGAGCAGTATTTAAGTTGGTATCGACCAATTGGCAATGGATATGTTTATCCAATGATTGATTACGGTAATTCAATTAATAGTGAATTTAGAGTACAACACATGTACCCTGCAATTTACATTAAAACAATTATCGATAAAATGTTTAGTGCGGCTGGTTTTACCTATGAATCAAATTTCTTTAATAGTGATTTATTCAAAAGGTTAATCATGCCTTACAATGGTAAAAGTGATTTAAAGTTAAATACAACGCAAGTAAGGGATAGAAGTTTTAGAGCAAGTAGAACTGATACTCAAACTTTTGTTTTAAACAATCAGCCTTTTACAGATGCATCAGGAATTACAGGATTTTATAATAGAGTTATAAATTATCCTAATGACACAACTCCTCCAAATTTTGATGCAGGTAATCATTGGTATGATTATTACGGAAGTACTAATCTTAATACTTTTGTAGTTCCGCGTTCGGGAAATTATACATTTAAAACATATTTAAAAATAAATGTAAAGCATTTCCCAACAGCTGCAACTGTAAGTATAGCTGGAAATTATGTTGATATTGGAAATGTAATTATAAGAAAAAACCCAAGAATTGGATATCAGTCTGGAGATTTTATAGCACAAATACCAGTAAGAATGAAGCCTTACGCTTCGATTTCTGATATTCCTAATAGTTTTATGATTACTGCAACAACAGGAACAGTAAATACTATTACAAGCGGAACAACAACTGATACATTTGATGGCGAATTATCAAATACTGTTTATTTAGCTGAAAATGATATTGTTCAAGTTATTTATTTAGGAGGTGTAGGAGGGCAAAGATACCCAGCCTCATTATATTACAATAATGTTACAACTAACTTTGAACCAGTAGGGGTTAACTCATATTGTGAAGTTAATATATTAAATGAAAGTTATGCAACTGCTTTTCCTGCTGACAATAATATTCAAGAATACGATGAAGTTGATTTAAATTACAATTTACCTGATAATGTAAAGCAAAGTGATTTTTTCAACTCAATAGTTAAAATGTTTAACCTATTTGTTGAAGTTGATAAATTTAATCCAAACAAACTTTATATTGAGCCAAGACCTACATTTTATTCAAGTGGTGTTACACGTGACTGGTCCGATAAATTAGATTACTCAAAAGAAACTAAAATTATTCCGATGGGTGAGTTAAATAATAAAACTTACCTATTCACTTACAAAGAAGATACTGATTTCTTTAATAATCAATACAAGTCAAAATACGGTGAAATATATGGAGAGAAGCGTTACGATATTCAAAATGACTTTTTAAAAGGTGAGGTTAAAACAGAATTGATATTTAGCCCTACTCCATTAGTTGATACAATTGGACACGATAGAGTATTGTCAAAAATTTATACAGTTGATAATAATGGACAAATAAAACCGACTGGCTCAAACATGAGAATATTATACTATGGAGGTTTAAAAACAACAACATATCCATGGTCGCATATTGCAACAAGCGGAACTACAGTAAGAAATGATTATCCTTATGCAGGTCATTTGGACGATGTACAAAGCCCAACATTGGATTTAAACTTTGGCATACCAAGACAAGTTTATTATACCCCAAGTCGTTATACATCAAATAACCTTTACAATAAATATTGGAAAGATTATATTGAGCAAATAGCTGACAAGGATAGCAAGTTATTTACAGGTTACTTTTTAATCAATGAGTTTGACATTCAAAGTTTAGATTTTAGAGATACATTCTTTTTTGAGAATGAATATTGGAGGTTAAATAAAATAATTGATTATGATAGGGTTAACAACCAACCAACTAAATGTGAGTTTATTAAATTAAAGACTTTGCCACCTTACGAAAATGACAATGGATTTGATAATTCAGGCGGCATTGAAGACAATGGTACAATAATAGCTCCAACTGGAAGGATAACAGGAGGTTATAATAATAACTTTTATCCTGAAGGCGCAATAGTAAGCGGTAGAAATAATGTAATTCAAAGTGGCGATGGTATAATTGTAACTGGCAATGATAACTTTATTGGCATAGGCTCAAAGAATGTAAGCATAACAAGTTCAAGCGGAGTTAATGTTTTAGGCGGTGTTTCAAATGTAAGCGTAACAAATAGTTCAGGAATAACAATAAGTGAAAGTAACGTAACCTACGATAATGGGATTAAAACATTAAATTCAGTAAGTTATAAAAAATATGTTGCTTTATTAAACCAAACAGGGACTGCCGCTCCAACGGCAACAATATTAGATAATACGTTAAGCGAAATTATTACATGGTCACGTTCAGCAACTGGTGAATATGAAGGCACTTTAACAGGTGAATTTACAGATAATAAAACATTTGTTTTAATTACAATAACACAAAGCGGTCAAGTATTAGCTGCAAGAAAAAATAATAACATAGTTCAAGTTTATACTTTCACTGACTTGGGAGTTGCAATAGATGGTTATTTAACAAATGCAAGTATTGAAATACGAGTTTATTCATAATTGGTACTTTAAAAGATAATGGCAAAGACTACAATACAAATAGATGTAAATACAGGTGGTTCAGTAAAATCCCTATCAGATTTACGTGGCGAATTTAAAGATATACAAAAAGAGTTATCAGGTTTAACACCCGGTACTGAAAAGTATATTGATGCTTTAAAGCGATTAGGAGCTGTAAAAGATGAAATAGGGGATTTAAAAGATGAAATAAATGCCTTTGCAGGTGCGGACAAAAAGATTGCATCCGTATCAAATGTTATTGGTGGAATAGCAAACGGATTCCAAGCGGCACAAGGGGCAGCTGCTTTATTTGGAGCTGATAATGAAGCTCTAAATGAAACGATGGTTAAGCTACAAGCTACAATGGCTTTAACGCAAGGCATTCAAGGACTTGCTGGAATGGGCGATGGATTAAAAGCTGTAGGAAATCTTTTAAAATCAACAACATTAGGAACTCAGGCAGCGGCAGCGGCTCAAAGAATTTATAACGCTGTAATGGCTGCAAATCCAATAGGATTAATTGTAGCAGGATTAACGGCATTAGTTGGAGTAATTGCATTGGTTGTAAATGCAATGAAAGATGAGGACGAAGCTCAAAAGAATGTAATTGCAGGTCGTGAAAGAGAAATAGAAGTAATGCGAGACCAGAATACAGCATTACAAAGAGAAGCGGATTTTAGAAAGAATTTAGCGGCAGCGCAAGGAAAAACAGCCGAACAACAATTAGCATTAGAAAAAGAGTTAGGGGATGCAAGGAAAAAAAGAATAAACGATGAAATTGCATTATTAAGTAAAAATATTAGAGAAAGAACTGCATTAATTAAAAACGCAGACGAAGACGAACGTAAAGAAATACTTGACAAAAACCAAAAGGATGTTGATGCAAGGAAAGCTCTTTATAATGAATTATACAAAATAGATTCAGATTATACAATCAATAGAACTAAATTAAATACTGAAAACTCTAAAAAAGAAGATGAAAGACAAAAAGCAGCAGATGCAAAAGCAAAAGAAAACGCAAAAAAGAAAATAGATGATGATATTGCAAATGCTGAAAAATGGAGACAGGAACAAGCTAAATTTATACAATATGAAATAGATGCGCTAAATAATAAATTTGATGAAACGGAGCAAATTATAGCAGAGCAACAACTTGCAACTAAGATAGCTTTAAATACAGCAACCCCTCAAGAAATAGAAGCTTGGAATGCTTATAATTTACAAAAGCAACAAGAATATAACAATGCAGTTGATGCTGAATTAAAACGTTTAAAAGCAATAGAAGATAAACGAAGAGCGGACGAAGATGCTAAGATAGATGCTGAATATGCTTTAAGATTAGAAGGCTTTAAACAATTAGAACTTCAAAAAGTTGAATGGGCAAAACAAGGTTTAACATTAATAAGTGAACTAAACACATTATTTGCAGGGCAAAGCGAAGCTCAACAAAAAAGAGCTTTTGAAATTGACAAAGCTGTTAAATTAAGTAGTGCAACAATTAGTGGGATAGAAGGAACGATTAATGCTTATAAAACAGCTCAAGCATCTCCAATAACAGCGGTATTTCCAGCTTATCCTGCAATACAAGCAGGTTTAGCCGCAGCATTTGCAGCTGTTAATGTGGCTAAGATAGCAAAGACAAAATTTGGAGGAACTGAAAAGGCAACAGCTCCAAGTGGTGGCGGCAGCTTAGGTACATTCAGTCAAGGTGGCGGTGGCGGTCAACCTCCTCAAGGATTAACAAGTCAAAATACAGTAACTCAATTAAACCCTGACGGAACTGTAGCAGGTCAAGGTAATAGAGAAGCCGCACCAATGAAAGCGTATGTAGTAGAAAGTGAAAGTAGAGCAGTAACAGAAAGAGTAAATAAATTAAGTAACAATTCAAAAATAGGATAACATGGAAAATTTACCAGTTTATAAATTAGTAATTGATGATAGCGATGAGTTAGGCGTTGAGTTTGTGGCATTAGTTGACCAACCAGCAATAGAAACTAATTGGCACGCATTTAAAGACCATCAATTTGAAAGCTATACAGACTATCCAAAACAAGCAAGTGAAAACGCAAAAATAGCTTTAAGATGGGCAGAGGAAAACGGATGGGGCGATTGTGGAACTCCCGTAGGTAAAATTAGAGCAAATCAATTAGCAAATGGCGAAGCTATAAGCAGAGATACGATTGCGAGAATGGCAGCATTTGAAAGACATAGACAAAACTCACAAAAAGAGTTAGGCGATGGATGTGGTCGTTTAATGTGGTTAGCATGGGGCGGTGACGAAGGAATTGAATGGGCGCAGCGTAAGTTAGAACAAATTGATAGAGAAAAAATGGTTGTTAATCCAAGAGCAGGTGAAACCAAAGATGAATTTGTTTCTCGATGTATAGCAGTTGAAGTTGAATCAGGAAAAGACCAAGACCAAGCGGCTGCAATTTGCTACTCTAAATGGGATAATAAAAACATGAATGCTCAATTTAAATTTTATGCAAATAAAGAAAGACGTTTAATTAGTGGGGCGTTAATGCTTGCTGATTTACCTATTTATAGAAGCGATGAAAGTGGGGAATATTATGTAATATTTGATAAAACACAAATTGAAAAGATAGCACAAAGATTTTTTAAAAAAGGCTATACTCATAACGTAAACATGATGCACGATAGCGAAAGACAAGTTGATGGGGTTTACATGGTCGAAAGTTTTATTATTGACAAAACACGCGGTATTAAAACACCTGAAGGCTATCCAACATTAACAGAGGGTAGTTGGTTTGGAACTTTTAAAGTAGACAATAACGAAGTATGGAATGATTTTATTCGTACAGGTGTGTTTAAAGGTTTTAGTGTTGAGGGTGCTTTTGCCCATAGAAAGCTAAAAGATGCCCCTGTAAACGTTATTGAAAGTTTAGCGGATAGAATACACAACTTAAGAAAAAAAGTGGCTGAGATTGCAACTAAATGATTTTAATGTACTTTATAAAAAAACAAACCAATGGAAAATAAAAAACAAACGTTTAAAGAAGTTTTTTCAGAAATGAAAGAATTATTCAAAGACATTTTTCAAGACGAAATTAAAGACTTGAAATTTGCTGATTACAAAGCAAAAGATGGTTCTATTATTCGTACTGATACAGAAGAAATCGCAGTAGGTTCTAAACTACAAGTTATAACTCCTGATGGTGTTATGGATTTGCCAGTTGAAGTAACTGAAATGGTTATCATGGTAAATGAAATGCCAATGAAAGTTTACGTTGAAAACGGAGTTGTAAAAGGTATCGAACCTGAAGAAGTAATGGAAGATCCAGTAATGGAAGAAATGGCATCCGATAATAACGAACAATTTGAAGCTAAGTTTGCTGAATTAAATGACAGACTATCTAAATTAGAAGCTGCATTAGGTTTATCAAATCAGGCATTAGAAGCTGCAAACAATTCTATTTTAGCTCAAACTGATTTAAACAGAAAATTATTTTCATTGATTGAAAAAGTTGCAGACGCTCCAAGTGTTGAGCCAAAGTCAACTTCAAAAGAAAACTTTAAAAAAGCACAACCAACAAGTTTAGAAGAATTTAGAAAAAAAGTATATAACTATTAACCAATAAAAAACAAAAAACACAATGGCATTTTCATTTGATTCAATGACAGCTTATGTTGAAGAAAACAGAGCTGACCTCATCACCAAAGCGATATTAGGTGGTGTAACCTTAGGAAAAGGAGTAGACATCCGTACAGGTATTAAGTCTACAGAAAAAATCCCTGTATTAGAAAGTACAGTACCATTCCAAGCAGAAGCGTGTTCATTCACAACTTCGGGAACTACAACTTTCTCTCAAGTATCAATCGCAACTGTAGGTATTAACTTCGCAGAACAATTCTGTTTAAAAGATTTAAATACTTACTACACTCAAAAGTATTTACCAGCAGGAGCAAACAATGATTCATTATCAATTGCACAAAACATTATCGACAGAAAAATTGCTCAAGTAGCACGTAATGTTGAAAATATGATTTGGGCTGGAAACGTGGCTTACACCAATTCAACAGTATTAAAACAAATGAATGGTTGGCTTAAAACAATTGATGTAGCAGGAACAGCAGTTGCTGCAACACCTTCAACTTTGAATGCAACTAACGTATTAACTATATTTGATGACATTTATGCAAAAGTACCATCTGCTGCAATCGCTAATGAGCCTATCGTTGCTTTCTGTGGTTACGATACTTTCAGAACATTAGCTGCAAAGATTACTTCAACTTATGGAATATACGGTTCACAGTACACAACTGATAACGTATGGAACAATTGGGAATTAATGTACCCAGGTACTAACATGAAGGTTGTTGGCGTACCAGGATTAAGTGATGCAGCAGTTGATACAGGTTCTGTACCTACAGCAGTAAGAAATCGTATTATCGCAACTTACGCTTCAAACTTAGTATTCGGTACTGACTTACAATCAGACTTAGAAAATATCGAAGCATGGTATTCCAAGGACGACAGGGTTTGGCGCGTCTTTGGTGCATTTCGTGCAGGATGTGCAGTGAAATTCATTGACCACGTAGTACAATACACTAACGCTTAATTATTAACTAAGGGAGTGTAACAACTCCCTTTTAAAATTTTAAAACATGCCTTGTAATATTATAGAAGGATTAACATTAGACTGCCGCCAAGGTGCTGGTGGTGTAAAAAAAATATATCTTACAGAGTTTGCCAATGTTTCAACGATTACAAGTTCATCGGGTCAAGTTAGTGCAATTACAATGGTAGCAGGAAAAAAATTCTGGACTGTTGAAGTTGAATTAGAAGATGCGCAATTTGATGAGAATGCAACTGTATCAATTGAAAACGGTACAACTTTTTATGAGCAAAGTTTAGTTTTTTCAGTTTATAAAATGACTGCAAAAAATAGAAACATAGTTCGTTTACTAACACAAAACAGATTGATGGTTATTGTTCAAGATGCAGATGATGTTTATCACTTAGCAGGTGAAACACGTGCTATGCATTTAACAGCAGGAACATCATCAACTGGAAAAGCAATGGGCGATAAAAATGGCTACTCAATTACATTAACTGGCAAAGAGCCTTTACCAAGTAATAAAGTAAATTCGGGTGTGATTTCAGGCATCATATAATTCCCCAGTTCGTTTGATTTGATTTCGGAGGGTTGCAGAAATGCAACCTTTCGTTTTTATGGTACTTTGTAAAATATGCAAATAATAAATAAAGGGCAAAACAATTTCTTAGTATTTACCTTAACAGAAAAGGTTACTTTAAGCAATCCTTACTATTTATTTTCATTTAAACATCAAGTGTTAATGAGTTCGGTAAATTTCATTGCAAGTGATGTAAGTTCGTTTCCTACTCGTTTCAATAAGTTTTTAATAACTGAAACAACGGGAACTGTTAATTTAACAAGCGGAATAGTATCTTTGCCTGAAACAGGATTTTATGAATATTCAATTTATGAGCAAACAAGTTCAAGTAATTTGAATACAGATAATGCAACGGGATTACTTGAAATAGGAATGGTAAAAGTTGAAAGTCCAGTCCCTGTTATTAATGCTTATGATAATCAAAATAAAACGATTATAACCTATGGAGAATAATATATACGATGTAATTAACCTTAAACTACAAGCTCATAAAACGCCTGTATTTAAAGAAGAAAAATCAAAAGACTGGGTAATTTATGGAACAGATAAAGAAGGTGGTTATTATAACAATTACCCATCTTATTTGCTTTATTTATATAATCGTAGTTCTAAACATAACGCTTTTATTAATGGCAAGGTATTATATATTTGCGGTGCTGGTGTTGGTTTTGATAGTACTGATTTATCAATTGAAGATATAGCATTAGCAAATGATTTTTTAAATAAAGAGAATACAAATTTTGATACACTAAAAGATATTGTAAAAAAATGTGTTTTAGATAAAAAATTGTTTGGAGGTTATTATTTAGAAGTTATTTGGAATAAAGCTGGAAACAACTTTGAGTTATTACATTTTCCTTATAACAATTTAAGAAAGGCAAAAGATGCGGATGGCTATTGGTATTCAAAAGATTGGAGCCAACAAAAGCAAAGCCCTGAACAAACAGATTTAGAATATATACCTTTATTTGACCCGAATAAACCAAACGGAAGGCAAGTATTCGTATCAAAAGAATACAGACCCGATTTGGATGCCTATCCTTTGCCTGACTATGTAGCAAGTGCAGTTTATGCAGAAGTTGATGTTGAACTTTCTAATTACCGTTTAAATGCGATTAAGAGTGGTTTTAATGCAGGAACTATTTTAAATTTTAGTAATGGCAGACCAACTGAAGAAGAGAAAGAAGAAATTGAAGCAAGACTAAAAGAGAAGTTTACAGGAACTGATAGAGCAAACAGTTTACTAATTTCATTTAGTGGCAATAGGGATTCAGCTCCAACAATAGAACATTTAACACCTCAAAATGTAGATGCGCAGTTAACCGAATTAAATGACCAAGTAATACAGGAATTAATTATAGGTCACCACATTCCAAACCCTATGTTAGTTGGAATTAAAACAGCAGGAGAGTTAGGAACTAAAGACCAGATAAATGATAGTTATGAGTTATATAAAAACACTTATATAATCCCTAATCAAAAAGAAATAGAAAAAGACTTTAACTATCTTTTAAAGTTAAAAGGATTTTCAAATCGTATTTATTTAAAAGAGTTAGACCCTATCGAAGAGCAGTTACCTATTGAAGAAAAAATTAAGGTAATGACTCCTGTTGAAATTCGTGAAATGTATGGATTGCCTCCATTAGATGTTAAGGCTACTGCAAGTGCAAACGCTATTAATGATGCTTTAAATACATTAAGTCCATTAGTTGCAACTAAAGTATTAGAGACAATGGATGCTAATGAAATTAGAGCTTTAATATCTTTGCCACCATTAGCGGAAGAAGACAAACCAAAACAAATTGTTTCAAGTGCAATTCACAGATTTGAAGACCAAATATGCGACCATTCATTTGCATCCGAAAGTGAAATTGACGAAGTAATTGAAATCTTTAAAATGTTTGGGGACGATAGAGAAAACTACGAAGTGATTGAGCAAACATTCATGAATGAAGATAATCGGTTTGAGTTTGCAGTTGATGTAAGTCCATTAAG